GACAGGGATTCGATATCGGAATGGTCTCCTTTGACCGCTGGCAGTCATTTGATATTCAGAATGAGCTAAAGGCCGTAGGCATCCGTACTGAAACAGTTTCTGTTGCAAAGAAACACTACGAGGATATGGCAATGCTTGTTTATGAGGAACGCCTAGCTATGCCTGCAATAGACTTACTGTTCCAGGAGCTAACAGAGCTAAAAATCATGAAGAATAACCGTGTAGACCACCCTAGAAAGCTTTCTAAGGACCTTGCGGATGCCGTATGTGGTGCAATCTTTGGGGCCATTAGCCATACACCAAAGGATCTAAACCTTGAAGTGGAGATTCATACTTTTAGGGACAGGCCAAAGCAAGTACTTGACACTGACCCAGGCAATGTGATAAAATATAAGCCTATGCCCAAAGATGTGCAAGATTATCTACAAAAATTTGATTTAATTTAATCAAACAAACAATACAGAAAAGGAAAAAATATGACTTCACTAAAGAAGCCTCTAATCGCTATTGCAACTGCAGTAGTTCTTGCTACAACTGCTCTAGTAGCAGCCCCTGCCCTTGCAGTAGGTGCAACCTATGCACTAACCGTTGCAGGCTCAGCACCAGCAACTGCTGGCACTACCGAAGCCGCTGCAATTGCACTTCCAGTTCCTGCAGATAACTCTGTAGACACTACAGACACTCTAGACTTCGCTCTAACCAGTATCACCGCTGGCGAGGCAGTCGTAGTTGTTGCTACCGATGCAACTCTAATTGCTGCTGGAACCACTGGTGCAATCACTGCATCTACTGGTGTAGCTCGTCTAGACATCGCTACTGGTACTGGTACCACTGCAGCTTTCAAGGTATACACTAAGACTACTAAGGTAGGTAAGGTTGTCATTACCGTTGGTGCTGCCACCCCAGTAACCTACTACGTAAAGGGTACTGCTGGTGCACTAAACACTATCACCCTATCAGCTCCAACTGCTGCTCTAGGAACTACCGCAAAGGTAACTGCTACTGGTACTGACGTATTCGGTAACGCTGTTTCTGGTGCAACCGTTGCCCTGCAGGTAATTAATGCCAAGGGGACCAACACCTATTCAGTAACTACTGCAACTGATGGCACCGCTGTCAAGGATCTAACAGGCCTGTCGGTAGACACCTATGACCTAATTGCAACTGCCACCGTAGCTGCTCAGGTTACTGGTCTTACCACTCCTGTTGGTTTCGTACGTGGAACCCTAAAGGTTGTAGACCTATCTGGGCTCGTAGCAACTAAGGATGCAGAGCTTGCCGTTGCAACCGCAACCATCGCTGACCTAAAGGCTCAGCTAGTGGCACTACAGGCTGCAGAGATCAAGAAGTATAACACTCTTGCTACTAAGTGGAACAAGAAGTTCCCAAAGGCTAAGGTTGCTCTTCGCAAGTAATTGAGATATACTTGATTGGGGAAGGCTAAAAACCTTCCCCTTTCTTGTCTTCAAATGTCAAAAATGGAGTTAGAATAGATGTCTATCCAAATCGTATACTTCTCAAATTACTCAGAGAATACCAAGAGATTTGTAGAAAAGCTAACAGATTCAGCTGTTAGAATCCCCATCAGGGGGGACAGCCCAAGGGCCAGCAGGGAATATATTCTTTGCGTCCCAACCTACGGTGGTGGTAGCATCAAGTCTGCCATACCAAGACAGGTTAAAGAGTTTTTAAATATCTCTGACAACAGAGATCTCCTTCGTGGAGTTATAGGTTTGGGCAACACAAATTTTGGAGAAGACTACTGCAAGGCTGCAGAGTTAATCTCACAAAAAACTGGGGTACCAGTAATAGCTAAAGTGGAAATCTTTGGCACAGACGAAGATGTAATTAAAGTAAAAGAAAGGCTAGGTCTGCTATATGGATAACTACAGTTATCATGAACTAAATGCAATGCTCAATCTCTACGGGGCAGATGGCAAGATTCAATTCGAGAAAGACAGAGAAGCAGCAAGGGCATACTTTTTAGATCACGTAAATCTAAATACCGTATTCTTCCACAGCCTAGAGGAAAAGCTTACATATCTTGTAGAAAAGGAATACTACGACGACACAATTCTGAAGCAATACTCAGAAGAGTTTATTAAGAGTTTATTTAAGCAGACATATGGATACAAGTTCCGTTTTCCAACTTTTGTTGGAGCTTATAAGTTCTACACATCATACGCACTAAAGACCTTCGATGGCGAACGCTACCTCGAGCGTTTCGAAGACCGTGTAGCCATGAACGCACTGATGCTTGCACGTGGAGATGAAGAGCTTGCTAAGAACCTTGTAGATGAGATCATCTCGGGTCGTTTTCAGCCAGCAACTCCTACCTTCCTAAACGCAGGTAAGAAGCAGCGTGGAGAGTTTGTATCGTGCTTCTTGCTACGTATTGAAGACAACATGGAATCAATCTCAAGAGCAGTTAACTCTTCACTTCAGCTTTCAAAGCGTGGTGGAGGCGTTGCCCTAAACATGACCAACATCCGTGAATCGGGTGCACCAATCAAGAAGATCGAAGGCCAGTCATCTGGAATTATTCCAGTGATGAAGTTGCTAGAGGATGCATTCTCGTACGCCAATCAGCTTGGTTCACGCCAGGGTGCAGGAGCAGTTTATCTAAACGCCCACCACCCAGACATCATGAAGTTCCTAGACACGAAAAGAGAAAACGCAGATGAAAAGGTTCGTATTAAGACTCTCAGCCTGGGCATTGTCGTTCCAGACATTACTCTAGAGCTGGCAAAGAATAATGACGACATGTACTTGTTCTCGCCATATGATATCGAGAAAGTCTACGGAGTACCAATGTCCGATATCTCTGTCACAGAGAAGTACCAGGAAATGGTAGATGACGCACGTATCAAGAAGTCTAAGATCAAGGCACGTGAGTTCTTCCAGGCTATTGCAGAACTACAGTTCGAGTCAGGGTATCCATACATCGTTTATGAAGACACCGTAAACAATGTTAATCCTATTGACGGGCGTATCAATATGTCTAACCTATGTTCAGAAATTCTTCAGGTAAGCACTCCTACTACATACAATGCTGATCTGTCATACGATAACATCGGTAAAGATATTTCATGTAACCTAGGATCATTAAACATTGCTAAGGCCATGGAGTCCCCAGACTTTGCTAAGACTATCGATACCGCAATCCGTGCACTAACATCAGTTGCCGATATGTCATACATCGAGTCTGTTATGTCAATTGCCGAGGGTAATAGGAAGTCCCGTGCAATCGGTCTTGGCCAGATGAACCTGCACGGCTACTTTGGCAAGGAGCGTATGCACTATGGAGATGAGGAGTCGATTGATTTTACAAACATCTACTTCTACACCGTTTTGTTCTATGCACTTCTAGCGTCTAACAAGTTGGCAATGGAAACGGGCGAACCGTTCGATGGCTTCGAAAAATCTAAGTATGCAGACGGAACATTCTTTGTAAAATACATTGCAAATGAATGGAAGCCGAAGACAGCTAAGGTAGCAGCTATCTTTGCTAATTCTAATGTATCTATTCCTACGCAGGAAGACTGGAAAGCACTGGCACAGAATGTAATGATGTATGGTATCTACAACCAGAACCTTCAGGCTGTTCCGCCAACTGGTTCGATTTCTTACATCAACAACTCAACATCATCGATTCACCCTATCGCATCTAAGATCGAGATTCGTAAAGAAGGAAAGCTTGGTCGTGTTTACTACCCAGCACCCTATCTGACCAATGATAATCTCGAGTACTTCCAGGATGCCTACGAAATTGGTCCTGAAAAGATTATCGATGTATACGCTGCTGCAACCCAGCACGTTGACCAGGGTCTTTCACTCACCTTGTTCTTCAAAGATACAGCCACAACTAGAGATGTGAACAAGGCACAGATCTATGCTTGGAAGCAAGGTATCAAGACTATTTACTATATTCGCATTCGTCAGATGGCCCTAGAGGGCACAGATGTTGAAGAGTGCGTATCATGCATGCTATAAGGAGAGAAATGATTACAAGACCGATTAACTGGAACAAGATCGAAGATACTATCGACTTGGATGTCTGGAATAGACTGACAGCAAACTTCTGGCTACCTGAGAAGGTCCCACTATCTAATGATATCCCTGCATGGGCAACGCTGAGAGACGAGGAAAAGCTTCTCACTATGCGTGTGTTTACTGGGCTAACCATGCTTGATACAATCCAGGGTACAGTTGGTGCAATGTCATTAATGCCAGATGCACGCACACAACACGAAGAAGCAGTAATAACCAACATTGCCTTTATGGAATCTGTACACGCAAAGTCATACTCAAGTGTGTTCTCGACTCTTACATCTACACAAGAGATCGAGGATGCCTTTAGATGGTCAGAGGATAACCCATACCTTCAGAAGAAGGCACAGATTGTTCTTGAGCGTTACTACGGAGATGACCCAGAGAAGCGTAAGATTGCATCTACCCTGCTCGAGTCATTCCTGTTCTACTCAGGTTTCTACTGGCCAATGTATCTATCAAGCCGTGCAAAGCTAACCAATACCGCAGACCTTGTTCGTCTGATCATTCGTGATGAAGCGGTACATGGTTACTACATTGGCTACAAGATGCAGCAGGCATATAATGAGTCCTCAGAAGAGCGTCAGGAAGAGCTGAAGGCATACGCCTATGACCTACTGATGGAGCTTTACGAGAATGAGGTTAAGTATACTGCAGATCTGTACGACGGTCTTGGCCTAACCGAAGATGTAAAAAAGTTCTTGCACTACAACGCAAACAAGGCCCTGATGAATCTAGGCTTTGATGCACTATTCCCTAGAGAGGTTTGCGATGTTAATCCTGCAATCCTTTCATCCTTGTCACCTAACGCTGATGAGAACCACGACTTCTTCAGTGGGTCTGGATCATCATATGTTATTGGAAAACAAGAATCAACAGAGGACGAAGACTGGGACTTCTAGTTCATAAAGCAGCAGAGGCATCCTACGGGGTGCCTCTTTTGCTGTTTAAACGATGATATAATTATCTTGTTAGTCATACCCCACTAACAAGGAGATTATTATAAAAACCCCAAGACTGTTAGCAGCAATTTCTATGGCATTCCTGCCATTATTTTTTGCTATGCCAGCTATGGCTGAAGATGCCCCTGCAGAACCAGTAGTTGTTGTAGTTACAACCCCTGGAGGAGACGACTCATCCTACCAGGTGCCTCTGACAACCACCGTAACTTTTGATGGCGTTGTTTATGATCAGGTATATGCTACGACCAACTCGGTAATTACTTTTGGAAGACCAGACGGAACTTACTGGACTTATCCGCAGACACCATCTATATCTCTTTACTCTATGGACTGGGTTGTTTTTCCTTGGGCACGTGCAGATGAGCACCTGACCATATCGGCATCTGATGGAGGTTTTCAGGTAGATATTTCTGCTAGACCTATTTGGCTACAAAACGCTACAGAGCCAACCAATATAAACATTGTTGCTGCGATCAATGTAGATGGAACAGTAGCAATCTCATATTCAATTATCGGTCCTACATACGAAGGTCAGACAAGAACTGGCGTAACCCTAACTAGCGGCCAGGTAGTAACCCTCGAAGAGTACGGAGTTGTCCGTGTCGAAGAGCCGCCAGTGCTTGAGCCAGAACCAATAACTCCAACACCTACTCCATCACCAGAGTCTACAGATGCCCCCGTAGACCCAACCCCAACCCCAACCGCTGAACCAACTCCGACACCTACCCCAGAGCCTACGGTAGAGCCCACTCAGGAGCCAACTCCAGAGCCAATTCCAGCACCAGTTGTTCCAGATGGGGCAACAATCCTATCAGAAGGATCGAGCATCGAAGTCGTTGCACCAGCAGGGCAGAGGATTGTTAGCATAATGGCTTGGTATGGAGACCCAGACAATGCTACTCGAGGAATCGATGTGTCTTCTATGCTGACGCAGCTTGCTTCTGGGCAGACCTCAATAACCATAGAGTCTTCTAATATGTATGGAGATCCAGCAGGAGGAACTGTAAAGATACTAATATTCCTGCCAATATATGAGCAGATCCCAACCCCAGAACTAACCCCTACTCCAGAGCCAACGCCAACAGTGCCACCAATAGTTCTTCCAGAGCCATCACCAATACCTACGCTTGCTCCAGCACCAGAGCCTATTCCTGCTCCACAACCAGAACCTCAGCCTACCCAGGAGCCTGCTCCAGAACCAAGCCCAGAGCCTGAACCACCTGTTGTAGAACCAGAACCTCCAGTCGTAACCCCAGAGCCTCCAATTGCAGAGCCAGAGCCACAACCAGAGCCAGATCCAGCACCAGAACCTCCTGTAGAACCAGAACCAAAGCCTGAGCCAGCCCCAGAGCCCCCTTCAGAGGAATCGGCGGTAGCAGAGATCTTAAGTCTAGTAAAAACTGCACCAGAGGATCTAACAGATGCCCAGGTAGAACAGCTTGTAGAGGCAGCTATGGTTGTATTCGAAACAGCAGAGCAGGGTTCCCCAGCCTACGAGCAAGCACTTAAAGCTCTAGCGGTAGCAGCAGAGGCAGACGATGCCGAACTGCCATCTGAGCTTGCAGCAATCCCACTACTTGGAGATGTTGCTGGAGCAGCCCTAGAGGTATTTAATAATCTTGGTAACGTTGGTGCTGACATGGCACCTGCAGTCCGTGAGGAAGCAGAGAAGACAGTTATCGCATCCGTTATCGCAGCTGGAGCAGCAATAAATGCTGTTTCGGCAGCAGCTACGGCAGCATCTGGATCAGCAGGAGGAGCCTCGTCTGGAGGATTTTCGGGTGGGTCAGGATCAACAAGGAGAAAAGAATAATATGAAGAAATTCTTAAATGATATTCTAGGCCAGGCATGGACCCTATTGGGTATGTTTGTAGCCTGGGTGGTCCTCGAGGGGTCTGCAAAGACTATCGTGGGCTATTGCATCTTGGGAACGCTAGGCCTATGGGCGGTGACGTATCCCCTGAGAAAGGACGGTGAATAATAATATGTATAAATATTATTTGACACTACAAGAAACAAACAGAAAGCTTGATAATTCAGCAGTGAGGTACCAAGCCAAGTAAAAGTAACAAACCATTTAGATTTAACCCCAAGTAGAAAGGAATCAAAAATGGATGAATTAGAAACTGGTGTAGCAGGAGGACTTGCTACTATCAAAAATGTAATCTGGAGAATCCTGGCTGTATTTGCAGCTTCAGGTCTATCAGTTCTAGGTGCAGGTGCCGTAGTTGGCGTTCAGCTTCTAGATGCTGTCTTTATGGCAGGTATTCTTGGCGTGGCCACGGTAGTTGAGAAGCTAGCCAGAGCCTTCCTCGAGGATGGAAAGCTGACCCTAGATGAGATTAATGCTGCCTTCGCTAAGGTAGATAAGAACTCAGAGCAGTAATAGCCCCACAACCAACCCCTTGACGACCCCTCCTTTTTAGTGTATACTATAAGAAAACATTAACTAGGAGGGGTTTTCTTATGGCATCAGGAAAAGCAACAAGACATCCAAAGCTACCAACAAAAATTAAGATTGGAAGTCAGGTTTGGCTAGTAGAAGAGCGTACAAAGAATACTGATGGATTGCTTAATGAGGGTAGCTATGGCTATACCATTCAAGAGGGAAACATCATTGTAGTCGATAAGGCTGCAACCCCTAGTCGTAAAAGACAAGTCCTGTTTCACGAATTGTTTCATGCAGTTAGATTTTCATCAGGAAGTTCGGGTATTAAGCCCAACGTAGAAGACGTTCAGCCTAACGAAATTATAGATGTCTGGGAGCATTACTTTATCGCCATGTATGAAGATGCATTCCTAACCATCATCCGTGACAACCCAGATGTAACAAATTATTTACTAAGCAATGAATAACTAATAGTAGATATTCTTTATAGATATAACAACCGAGATTGGAAAAAAATGAACTATCCTACAAACACAAAGCCGTTCGAAGAGGCGGACTTTAAGACAAATCCATTTATCAAGAATCCAAATGAAAAAGCAAGTTTTAGAACTAATATTGTTTTTGGATCATTGCCAATTGGTGACCCTGCAGACATCTCCCTAAACGTCTTAGAACACATGTCAGCTGCAGACATTATCTTGGTAGAATCTCATAGAGAATTTTCCAGACTACTAACTAGAATTAATGACCTTAGACTGAGAGTCGATGTAGACATTCAGCCATCGGCAACAATATACCAGCATCAATTCGAATCAGAGCCAGGACGAGGAGAGGCCATTCACAGACAGCTGATCGAAGAGGCCCAGGTTCATAATAAGAAAATTCTAGTTGTTTCCGACGAGGGGTGCTCCGTATTCTTGGAGCCAGCACAGTCATTAAAGGAAAAGCTAGTTGCTGCAAATATTCCATATACAGTGCTTCCTGGTCCATTTTCAGGATTCTCGTCTGTAGTTAGCTCAGACTTTTTCATTAGACAGTTCTTCTTTGGCGAATCGTTGCCAGCAATTCCAAAGGAAGCCAGACTCGCAACCTATGATAGGATGAAGGTTATGGGGCTACCAACAGTGTTCCTTCTGACAGCCGTAGATGCAAAATGGTGCATCGAGGAACTAGCAGAGCACTTCCCTGAAAAATGGAGTATGGACTTCCAAATGAGTCTAACCATGGAAAACGAAAGACACGTGTAT